GTTGTGCAGCAAGCACGAAATGCGTGACTTGGCTGATCAACTGATCGAGAACGGTTCATCTCTCGACGTGGCCCGTGAGGCTGTGCTTGAGAAGATCGGCGCTAAGCCTGTCGAGACCGTGGCGCCTGTTGACCTTGGTCAGCAGACCCAAGAGCGTTATCAGCTCATGGATGGCGTTCGCGCCCTAATCACTGGCGACTGGTCTTCCCACGGTGCTGGTCTTGTCCGAGAACTGAGCCAAGAAGTTGCACGCACCTCCGGTCTCACCGCCACAAGCGACCGGACCTTCTTTGTTCCGTTCTCTGCTCTGAGCCAACGCGCCACTTACGTCACCTCTGGTGCGACCACTGGCGGCAACTTGGTTGCTACCGATCTGCTGGCTGATGACTTCATCGAGGCCCTGCGGAACGCTTCTCCCGTGGTTGGCCTTGGCGTTCGCACCATGACCGGCCTGGTTGGTGATGTGGCAATCCCGCGCCGCTCCGGTGTCGCTTCTACTAGCTATCTGTCTTCTGAGACCACTGCAATTTCCCAGGCAGAGAGTACCTTCGACCAGGTGACGCTCAGCCCCAAAAACCTCGCAAGCCTCTCGAAGTACAGCCGCCAGACTCTGCTTCAGGCCACTCCCGGCATTGAAGAGCTGATCCGTCGCGATCTCACCGATGGCATCAATGCTGCTATCGATGCTGCTGTGCTAAACGGCTCCGGTTCCTCCGGTCAGCCCACCGGCATCCGTAACACCAGCGGCATCGGCTCTGTGGCTATGGGCACCAACGGTGGCGCTATCACCCTTGAAAAGGTGGTTGACCTGGAAACTGAAATCACCCAGGACAACGCAGCGGGCCCGAACATGGCCTATGTGACTAACGCCAAGGTGATGGGCGCCCTGAAGAAACTCCGCGCTGGTGGCTCCGCCGCTGGTGATGGCAGCTTCCTCTATAACGCCGATCTGACCGCTATCGGCCGCGGCCCAACCCCGCTGACTCTCAACGGTTATCCCATTGCCGTCACCAACGCGGTCCCTAGCAACCTTACTAAGGGTTCTAGCTCTAGCGTTTGCTCTGCTCTGGTTGCTGGTGACTTCAGCCAGGCCATGATTGGCTTCTATGGCAACGGTCTTGAGATCACCGTCGGCACTGACGCTGACGATTTCTCGAAAGCGCTCCAATCAGTTCGCGGCATCGTCACATTTGATGTTGCGGTCAGGCAGGCAACGGCTTTTGCATCCATTGAGGACATCACCACCGCTTAATAACGAGGACGGGGCCGGAAACGGCCCCTTTTTTTTCTTATGCAAATCACCTGCACCAGGAACGTCATGGCTAGCGGCCAAGCTCTTGTAGCTGGTCAGTCTTATGACGTATCAGAAGCCGACGGAGCACTGCTTATCCGAATGGGTAAAGCAGTAGAAGGCGAAACACCTTCTAAAACCAAGGGCAAGGCAAAACGCAGTACAAAGGCAAAAGATGATGGCGCTTGCAGACTTCCTGAGTGATGATCTAGCGGTTTTTCTTGATGACCCTTTTGCTGTGTCTGCAACGTCAGGCGCGACAACTGCAAAAGTCATTCTTGATCAGCCAAGCCAAGTTCTAGCTGGTGACATGGTTCTCAGCACCGACTACCAAATCACTGCTAAGGCTTCTGATTTTGGGGCTCTTACAGCAGGCACCAGTATTACCGTCGATTCTGTTGCCTACACAGTGCGTGAAACACGTTTGATTGATGACGGATTGCTTTGTGAGGTTTCGCTGCAGAAGACATGACGACACTGCGCGAAAACATCCTTGACGACATTGTCAGTAGCCTTGCTGGCACAACAAACGTTGGAACCCGTATTTACAGGAGCCGTGTCGTTCCGTTACAGCGTGGGGAAAGCCCTGCATTAGTTGTTGAGGCGATAAACGACACACCTGAGCAAAACACTAGCCTTCCGACGCTGGACTGGTCACTGACTGTTCGAGTGTCTGTAATCGTTCGCGGTGATGCGCCTGATCAAGTCGCAGACCCAATTGTTGAAAGCCTGCACAGCAAAATCATGGCGGATTTGACGCTTGGCGGTTCAGCCATTGACGTGCAGCCTGGTACGACATCTTTTGAAATGATTGACGCTGACCAGCCAGCTGGCGTAATTGGTGTTGAATATCTGGTGCGCTATCGCACTCGTCTTTCTGATTTGACACAGGGCCCGTGACTATTATGGGTTCTGATAGTCACCTTGCTGTTCCCAACTGAGGTCTTGACCGATGGCACAAAGAACGAGTCAACGCGTTTTGTTGGCGAAAATTGAGAGCAGCTATGGCACTGACCCAACGCCAACAGGTTCATCAAATGCAATTTTGGTCCGCAGCCTAGAAGTCAGCCCTTTTCAGTCTGACGTTGTAGAGCGTGAGTTGATACGCGGTTATATGGGCAACTACGAGACACTCCATGCAAACACAAGAGTTGAGGTGACTTTTGAGGTTGAAATGGCTGGGTCTGGAACCGCAGGCACTGCTCCTGCTTACGGTCCATTACTTAAGGCATGCGGCAATAGCCAAACAATTGTCAGCAGCACGTCTGTAACTTATGCACCACTTAGCAGTAGTCACGACTCTGTAACTATGTATTTTTTCCAAGATGGTGTACAGCAAAAAATCACAGGCGCTAGGGGTTCATTTTCAATTAATGCAGAGGTAGGAGCGATACCAACAATTAACTTTACAATGATTGGAATTTTTAATGCTCCAACAGACGTAAGTAATCCAACGACAACTTATCAGCACCAAGCTGATCCAGTGTTGTTCAAAAACGGCAATACTACAGCTCAGCAGTTGTTTAGCTTTGCTGGCGCGGTGCAGTCATTCAGTTTCGATCAAAACAACCAGACTGTTTATCGGGAGCTGGTTGGTGGTACTAAGGAGGTTCAAATCACTGACCGTCGCCCTGGTGGAAGCATTGTTCTTGAGGCTGTCACTATGGCAACTAAGAACTATTTCGCGTCAATAACTGGCTCTGCTACAGGCAACAACACTTTTCAACACGGTCAAACTGCTGGTAACATTTTTACCTTCAGTGCACCGCAGACTGATTTGTCTACTGTTAGTTACTCAGATTCAGATGGGATACAGATGCTGAATTTTGACTACACAGCGACACCAACGGCTGCAGGAAATGACGAATACTCGATTGTAATCAGTTAATGCGCTAGTTTTGGGACAAAGAATTTGTTCTATGGGATTTGTTCTCAAAAAGTCCAACTCTTACAAGTGGCCTGTTTCTGTGGATGTCCCTGTTGATGGGGGCAAGCATGAGCGGGTCACATTTGACATTGAATTTAAGGATCTCACGCAAAGCCGTTTGCTTGAAATCGCTGAGCTGAGCGGTGAAGGCAATCTTTCTGACGTTGAAATTGCTAGAGAGGTTATGGCAGGTTGGGCAGGTGTAGAGGATGAAGATGGCAAAGAGCTGCCATATAGCATCACAAAGCGTGATGAGCTGCTAGATGTGCCAATGATGGCTAGTGCAATTGCTGGCGCATATTTGGAGAGTAAGCAGGGAGCTAAAAGAAAAAACTAGAGGAGGCCGTTGAGTATTTGTTCAACGGCCCTGATGACAATTCACAGCTTGAGGCTGATGCAAAAGCATTTGGCTTGGTGTTGCCTGTTCCTGATCCGCCGAAGGATTTCGAAATCTGGCCAGACAACTGGCCTGCTGTCGAGATGTTTTTGCGTTGTCAAACGCAATGGCGCACAACGATGTCAGGCGTTTGTGGGCTGGACTATTCAGCTGTTGAATGGCTGTTTAGACTGTACGAAGTCGAGGATCAGCCCACCGTGCTTGAGAACTTGCAAGTAATGGAGGCTGCTGCAGTCAAAATCCTGAACAAGGAGAGCAAGTGAAATGGCTGCGAAGTTTGGTCTTTTAATTGACGCCAAGACAAAAGGTGAGAACAATATCAAGCGGCTTGGCAACTCCATGCAGGGGGTCGAGGGCAAGGCTAAGAACCTTGGCATGGCCGTGCGTGGGGTTGGCTCAGCCTTCAAAGCTTTATTTGCTGCTGCTGCTGTCGCTGGTTTTAGTGCCTTTGTAAAAGGTGCGATTGATTCAGCAGATGCTTTTGGCAAGCTGAGCACTAGAACTGGTATCGCAGCAGACAAGCTGCAGGCATACGCCAACGCAGGCAAACTCGCTGACGTTAGTCAAAGCGATCTTGAGACAGGCTTGCGCACGTTGGCACGCACGCAAGGGGAGGCCGCTGATGGAGTTGCGACCTACGCGGACGCATATAAAAAGTTAGGGGTTGGCGTTAAAAATTCAGATGGAAGCCTGAAAGCTTCTGATGTATTGCTAGGGGAGATTTCTGACAAGTTTGCTGATCTGCCGAACGGGCCTGAAAAAGCAGCTGTTGCAATGGATATTTTTGGCCGGTCTGGGTCAAAGTTGATCACGTTGTTAAATGGTGGGTCTGAGGCGCTTGAACGTTTCAACTACGAAACAAGCGAGAATTTTGCTCAAAATGCAGAACTTTTTAATGACAAAATAGCGATATTGCAAATTCAATTTGATGGTTTCAGGATGCAACTTGCAGACGCTTTATTGCCTGCATTGAATTCAATTATTGAGGCATTTTCTAATGTTCTAAGCTCAGAAAATGACTTTAAAACTTTTTTTAGCGCTATTGAAATAGCAATCAGAGGCGTTGCAGTCTCTATTGCTGCAACAATTATGGGCGTCACAGAAATTGTAGATCTAGTAAAAACTGCAGCTACATTTGTTGGCGCAATAAACCTTGGTCGTTTTGGTGAGGCTTTTGATGCTGTAGGAGAATTCACCAAAAATACACAAGAAAGGTTTGCAACAAATCAAGAAATTATAGATTTGCTGACTGGACGGGTTGAAGCTCCGTCTAATTACGGTGGTGGAGGCAATAGCCTAAATCTTGTTGAAATAGCTAAACCTAGCAAAACAAAAAAAACAGAAACTCCCAAAGTTGACAAAACTGTTGTGCAGGTATCAGATAAAGTTTTAAGCCTTACGAAGCAGGTTAACGCAGCAAAAATTGCTGGCAACAAACTTGCGTTAGTTGATTTAGGTTATAAACTTGAAAGCCAAAAATTAAATGAAGAAAACTTAACTGGCAATAATTTAGAACTAAAGCAAAGTAACTTGCTGACAAAATATACCTTAGACAGGCTTGCAGTTGTTCAGTCTTTAGGGGAAGCGCAAGACGAACTGAACAATAAAACAGAGTTTCTTGGTGTTTCTTTACAGCAAATAAGGTCAACTTTAGCTGATGGCATAACTAACGCAATCACTGGTTTAATTGACGGCACAAAATCTCTTAAAGAATCATTGTCAGGTTTGTTAAAACAGTTTGGCAGCATGTTTTTGCGTGCAGGTATCAATTCAGCTCTTGGAGGTTTATTCCCAAACCCAGTCACAGGAAGTGCAAAAGGAAACGTTTTTGCTCAAAACGGAATTGTGCCTTATGCCACTGGTGGTTTGGTTAACAAGCCGACTAGGGCATTAATGGGAGAAGCAGGACCTGAAGCAGTTTTACCATTGCAGCGTGGCCCTGATGGTCAGCTAGGTGTTCAAGTTACTGGTGAAGAAAGCATGCGTGCAGCAATGGGTCGATACACCAGACGGACAGGCGGTTTAGATCCAGCATCATCAGATCAAACTGTTGAAGGACTGGCAGCAGCTAGCGGAGGTGGCTCAATTGACGTTCGTTATAGCGTTGAAAGAATTAACAGCATTGACTATGTAACTGCAGACCAATTTCAGAGCGGTCTTGCAAAAGCTGCCCAGCAAGGTGCTCGTGAAGGTGAACGCAGGGCACTTGGTTCGATGCAAAATTCACCCGCTGTACGGCGTAGGGTTCGGATCTAATGGAATTTATTTTCGGTCATTTGCTTGAGGTCGGGCCATCTGGTGGCCTTAACGAATTCAAGTTTCAAAACTATGCACTGGGCGAAAATGTTGGCGACTATTCGTTTTTGCCCTTTGGTTTTGGCGGCGCAATTGCCACACTACAAGGCGATAATCTAGATGCAACATTGCAATTTGCAAATACTCAAATTACAAGAAATTTTGTTATAGCAGCTATAGAAGAAAGCCATGTAGCAAAAGTTTCGACGATTCTATGGAATCCTACGACTTTTGTAGTAGAGCAAACCCTTTATGAGTACTTCGGCGTTTGCGCTGCTGGCGGTTTAGATGAAACAACAATACAAGTCAAGTTGAATTCTGTTCTTGACGCTGTGCAAGCAAACGTTCCTGGTCGCAGGCTAAATCGTAACCAAGTTGGTAACATCCCATTTACGTCGCAAGTAAGTGTGTAGTCAGCTTATTGGTCGTAAGTATGAATACGGCAGCAGCGATTGCATCAATTTAGTTTTTGATGCCTTAGACATTTTAGGGATTGATAATCCAGGCGTTCAAGCTGATTGGTATAACATGAGCCCAAAACAAGTCTTGGGAGAGCTTGAGTTTTATTGTGACCGGCTTGTTAGCCCCAGTTATGATGGCGACATGGTATTGCTGAACGTAAGGCCGATGGCCTTCGGAGTTTTATGGCAGAGAGGCATCCTCTACATCAACAATTTGCTTTCCGCAGTGGATTGGAAACCGGTGGGGAACTTTTCAATCCGCCGCTCCTACCGTATGAAAAATCGCTGATACGGGCGATTGGATGCAGTGAGGACGAATATCGGGAACTGATCCGCCATGCAATGTTGCGACAGCGGGTGCGTCCAGCGGAGTACGACCATATTCCTCACATAATCAATGATCCAGTTTTTACGCCTACGTTTTTTGCTCAACTTGCAATCGGTGTTGCGTTAACAGCGGCAAGCGTTTTGCTGGCCCCTAAAAATCAACCGCAAGATCAAGCAAAAGTAAAAGGCAAAAAACTTGCAGATCAGATTGGTCCGACACGTTTTAACCAAACAACTAACTTCGATAACGTCGCAAGTTTGGCTGAATTAAATCAGCCAATACCAATTCCTTTTGGCAGCCCTGGCACTGGTGCAGATAGCCAGCCTACTGGTGGCTTAATTATTGCTCCTGCACTTGTGTGGTCAAGGCTTTACGCATACGGTGCTTTCCAGGCCTATGAAGGGATTTATGTTGCTGGTCAATTCGGTTTAGCAACGCCAGATCTTGGCGGTATTTTGCTGGGAACATCTGCTTTGAACGCACTGCATGATAAAGAATACGCATTTTATTTTTCATCTAATAAAGGCGGAAATCGACCTAAAGAATCAAATATCTTGCATGGGAAACAAGGCCCTGGTGCAACTGGCACTATGGGGAGAAACATTTTCAAGACTCCATTGATTCCTGACAACGATGAAGGAATTAGAAATTTTTCTATGGCTTACACGCCAAGCGGCGATACATCATTCGGCACAAGCAATCCAATTCATAATGGCACCGCATATCGATTTAATTGGGAAGTAATAAGTGCCCCATTCGTATCAACTGAAGGCTCTGGTAATGCCACTGCCCGTAAACAAATTCAGCGAAACCGCAGAAAAATTGCAGGCACTAAAGCTGATCAGTTGCACACTGTTGGCAGTGAAGCAGGGCAGCCAGGCGTTGGGCGTTCGTATTCTCGGTGTATGGGCTTAACGACGTATAACGGCGTTGAAACCCAAAAAAAACAAATACATACTGCAAACATAGGAGATTTGACAGTTTTTGAAATTGATGAATTTGCGACTGATGTCGTTCCTCAAAATATAAATGCTGAGCCAGTCGACGATAAAATTACTCAAAAATTCAAGGAGCTTACAGCTGATCAGACACTTGGGTTTGTAGGCAGTGAAATAGATCTTTCTGATTTAATAAATTCTGCAAAAGGATGGACGGAAAAAACTGCTGACCTTTTGGTTGTTGGTTCGCGTTGGATGATCAATGGAAGTGTATGGGTTGTTAATGACGTTACTAAAGGTAGAAAGGGAAGGCTAAAAATTACTTTAGAATGCGTTGAAATTTTTGGTAATAGAGATATTGGAATTGCAGGGACAGACGCTGTAAGGAAAAGTTTGAGTGGGTATGAAGGCGGCGCATTTGATAAAGACGTTCATTGCGATGAAGCGCATTACAACATTTGCAAAGTCAACATTGCAAGCATTCGCCCTGTTCGCAGAGATGCTCGTGTTATCGAATTAGGAATACAAAGCCAGGTATTTAACAAAGCGTCTGGTCTTTGCAATTTTAATGCAGTACCAAGTCCCGACCGACTTTTTAAATTGGACAAAGACGACGTGCAACTCAACACGCCAAGGATGGATAAATTTTTCAAGCGATCTTCCTGCTTTTCAATTTACGTTAGAAGGGTTAAAGAGAATAACCAGCCTGAAGAAAATTACGATCGAATCCCTGTGCTTTTATGCGTCCAGGGCAGTGCTCCTGTTACCCAGAATAATTTTATAAGAATAAAGCCACAAGATAATGGCTATTATGAATACAAAATAGTTCCCAGGTCTGGCACGGATGTTGCATTAAATTCTCGTAGAAATGCTGAGGTGATAATTTTGGATGCAGCTGAAGGCACGCCTTACGCTGAAAAAAACAATTTAGAAGAAATAACTATCAGCAGAGAAACTGCGTTCGGCAAATTTGAGCTTACAACGCAAGGGCGGGAGGCATTTGTCAAAGATATAAGGCAAAGCGCAGAAATGGTTACTAACCCGGCTAAAACTGGAAATATCATTGAAGTCAAAAAACCTGAAGCCATTAACTTAATACAAAAAAGGACTAATAAAGGTGGTGGATTTTTGAAACAAGTGGCTTTTCTTCATGAATTGCTAGGAGATGTAAGAGGTCCGGATACAGGAAATGGTCAACTTGTGTCTTCAGACGATATAACAATTTCTGTAGACGCTAACAGGACCATTACTGTGCAAATTAGTGCTAGAATAAGAATAACTTTTCCAGGTGACGACGATTTTAACGATCGATATTTCCGTGCAAATGCAACAACAGATGATGATCTAAATTCAGCTCTTATTTACAAAGAACTTGATTTTAAAGTAATTAGATCAACAGGCGAATTTTCAAAAGACGATCGTTTTACAATTACTGCAGATATTGGAAAATCCAATCCATATAGGCAGTTTGTTGCAGAGAATGATCCCGGGAGAGAATATACTCAAGTTTACTTTGACATGATAGTTACAGAAATAAGCAAAATACCCGATGAACAGTTGCGTACGGCTGACAGAGTTTTTGAAGAGTTTACACAATGCGCTGATCTTAGTTACTATCAAGAACTAACAAAGTCAAACGAATCTGGCCCAGAGCATAAAATTGTGTATGTCAATGAGTATGTTGGGAATCAAGATTTAGCAATATATGATGATATGTCTACAATTGGTTTTACTGTTAAATCTAGCGGTCAAATTGCTGAAGTTAGTCAGATGCGTTTACGGTCAGCGTCTGGCATTCCTGTAGAACGTCTAATTGAGGGAGATACAGCCCCTAGCAATTTACTGGCAGATCTTGTCTTTTATTTGCTAACAAACGAATCTCAGGGGGTAGGTAAAGTTGTTCCAAGCGAATTAGTTGACAAGGACTCTTTACGAACTACAGCACGTTTCTTAAGTGCTAACCGCATATTTTTTGATGGTGTTTTAGAAGATAGCGAAAGTTTCAGAAGTTTTTTATATGACAATGCACCCTTACAGCTTTGTACGTTCACAATAAAAAATGGACGCTTTGGGATGATGCCCGCGTTGCCGTTTAACTCAAATCATGAAATCAGTCTTGATCCAGTAAATGTTCAACAAATTTTTACCGCTGGCAATATAATTGAAGACACGTTGCAACTTCAATATATTGACGTTGCTCAACGTTCAGATATTCGTGCGCTTGTAACCTGGCGGGTAACAAGAGGAAATGATTTGCCATATCAGGCAACGGCACTGGTGGAATTTAAGGATACAGAAGGGCCTAAAACTGAACAGGCTTTTGACTTGAGTGAGTTTTGCACAAATCGATCACAGGCTCTTCGGACAGCTCAATTTTTGCTTAGTACACGGCGTCGTGTCAGCAAAACAGTTAGTTTTAAGACAGTACCAGACGCTTTATTAGTTGAGCCTGGTTCTTACATCAGAGTTATCACGGAAGCTGCTACCTATAACTCTGCTGCGAATGGTTCGATAACAGACGCGGGAACTTTGCAAAGCATCAAGTACATTGCTAATGGTACATATGATGCTTTGGTTTACAAACCAGCAACTCAAGAAGTTATTGAGACAAAATTAGACGTGGCAAACAATGCCATTACAGATTCAAGTTTTTATGGCTCTTTGTTCACCTTGCTGGAACAAAACACAGACTTCAGTGTTTATCAGATTGAGCAGCTAACGCTAGATGAAGATGGCCTAGTGTCGATCAGTGCTGTAGAGGTGCCGACCAACGACTCTGGCGTTAGTCTTGTAGTTCAAGACGTTTTAACTGAATCCAACTTTAAAATCACTGAATGATGGCTTTCCCATCTCTAACCCCAACCGGTCGCCAGTTCACGCCAGGAAATTTTCCTAGCAAAGCCTATAACTCGCAATCTGGCGCAGAGGTGCGAATTCTCTATGGCTCACGACGTGTCAACGCCACGCTGAGCTTGTCTTATGCAAACGTGCAGGACGCATCAGCCGAATCGTTTTTGACCGACTACATAGCCCAGCTGGGCACGTTTCGGACCTTTACGTTGCCAGCAAACGTGTTTGAAGGATGGTCTGGGTCTAGCAGTTCTCTTGATGCGCCTCCTGGCACTAAGTGGCGATATGACAGCCAGCCGCAAGTGCAAGCGGTGCGTCCAGGCATTAGCAGCGTTACAGTGTCCTTACGAGCAGTGGCCTAATGGCAAAAGTCTATTCAGGCAGAGACGGCGTGATGCAGCTTGCTGGTACCACCTTGGCCAAGGTTGCAAGTTTTTCACTGCAAGCAAGTTTGGAAACGCTTGAAACTACAACTCTAGGTGAAAACTTACGCAGTTATACACCGGGCATTTCTGGTTATACCGGAACAGCTTCTTTGCTCTATTACAAAGATGACAACAACGCAATAAACACAACAAATTTATTAAATAAAATATATAAAACTGGCGATGCTGGAGTCAGCAACAGCGACACAGTTGAGTTGACTTTTCGTTGGGTTGACGGAAGCGACAATAATGATATAAAAATTACTGCCTACATAACGAGCGCAAGCATTGGCGCATCGACTGGGGGGATTGTCAGGGCTCAAATCAGTTTCCAAGGCACTGGTGCTCTTTCAACTGTGACAATCTAATGAGCGTTTATCTTGGTACAAATGGTCAGGTTGAATTGTTGCGTCAGTTTGACGGAACAGATTTAAACGGCACAATTAACCCGTCTGACGTAAATGCAACAAAGAAACGTTTTAGTTTTGATTTTCAACATGGTCAACTCTTAACCGGTGATCAAATAGAAATAACTAGCACTGACGGCACGGTGCTTGACTTTATTGACAGTTATACAAAAACCAGCGTTAAAAAATTTATTCATGTTGACGAGCTTGACGGCATTAAGCTTTTTGATTCGTTTGCCCATTCAGTCAACGGAGAATCTGCAAACGCTATTGCACTGGCAGTGCCTGCAAATGCGTTGCCAATCAAAGTATCTGTTAAAAATTCTAGTTATAGGATTTTAGGCAGAGTTGAAAGTTATGAGCTAAATACACAAAGAGAAACTGTAGATACAACAGTTCTTTCTGATGAATTTAGAAGTCAAGTTGGAACTCTTATGACCGGGTCTGGGCGGATGTCTTGCGAATGGGAATACACAGGTGACACAGCAAAAGAGCTACCAAATTATTTAGCAGAGCTTGTTTTAAGGACAAAAGTTGGTAGTAATTTTTCAGCTAAATTTTATTTAAAAACAGCTGGATACAATCCAGGCAACTATGCGAATGCTAGTGATGATGCCGTCTGGTATCAATTCACAGGTGTATTGACTGGATGTGCTGTTCAGTTTGCTGTTGGCGAAATTGTGCGTATTACCGCTGACTTTGTGACAACAGGCCCAGTGCAGCTAAGAGTAGATTTAAATGTTCAAGAAAAACTATTGCAAGAAAGTGAAGATGAAATTTTGCTTGAGCAGGGTGTCACAGATGCAATTTTGCTGGAAACGTAGAAGTCCAGCTATATGATGGGCCTATCGTGGTTCCTGTCTAGGGTTCAATGGCCGATCTAAAAATTTCAGCCCTGAGTGCTCTGGCTGGGGCTGACCTAGTCGCTGCAGATGTGGTGGCTGTTGTTGATGACAGCGCAAGCGAAACCAAAAAGCTGACGGTCAGCGATTTGATCGCTAACGGGGTGACGTTAATTTCTGACGCAACGATCCCTAGCGCCAAAATTCTGTTTTCTGCGGGGTCTGTTGCAACAGCTGGCATAGCTGACGGTGCTGTTACAACTGCAAAAATTGCAAACTCAGCTGTTACGGCAGCGAAATTGGCTGATAACTCAAGCGTCACGCTGGTTTCAGGATTGCCTGGTTCTGGCGATTTTGTTGGTCAGGTCGCTTTAGACACCGCAGATAATTCAAAAATCTACGTTTGGTCAGGGTCAGCTTGGACAAGCGTCAAAGCTGCTGGTTCGATCAACGTTGTAAGCGGCAGCACAAGCGGTCTTGTCAATATCACGGCAACCACTAGCGGCGACACCGTAACGATCAGCACGACGCTGGACGATACTTCTGCAGCTCGTCAGTTCCTTGCTGGTCCTACTGGCTCCGGCGGAACAGTTGGGTATCGGGCAATAATTGGAACAGACTTGCCAACCGCCTCAAGCTCTGAAAAAGGTGGCGTGATTGTAAATGGCAACGGCTTAGCGATGTCTGGGGACACGCTGACTGTCAACAACAGCGTCACAGCTGAAACAACAGAAAACCACCTAGTCAAATATGACGCTAATGGTCTTGTCACCAGCGGTCGTGTTATTGCGTCTGGTGATATTCCGGTTGCTACATCATCAACAACAGGCGGTGTGCAGCCTGGAACCGGTTTAAGCGTAACTGGCTCTGGTGTTTTAAATCATTCAAACAGCCTTACTGCTGCTACTGGGCCAAAAATTACTTTTGATGCTCAAGGCCATGTAACCGGCAGCACTGCTCTTGTTGCCACAGACATCCCAGATTTAGATGCAGCGAAGTTAACGACAGGGAGTTTGCCTTCTGCTCGAATTGCTGATGATGCGATTACAGCAGATAAGCTGGCTGATCGTTCAACAGCAACGATTGCGGAGGTTACACCTGCTGGTGGTGCATTTATAGGCCAAACCCATCTAAATAGCATTACGGGAGACTATTTTCTCTGGGATGGAAACGTATGGCAGCCAATCGGTATCAGTGTTGGTGAAATTGTTTTAGCCGGAACTTACAACGCAACAA